AGTGCCGATCGGACAGATCAACATTCTCCCCCTCGGCGGCGAGGAGGAGCGAGCAGCGACACTGGATGACCTCCTGGGGCGGGCCCTCGGGGTCGCCGGGGAACATCATCGGGAAGCCGCCGACGGTGAACGGGTGGTTGAGCGGGACGCGCTGTCCGTCGGCGCCGGTGTCGCGGGCGTGGGTCGGGCGGGTGTGGCCGTCGTGGGTGGCCAGCCAGACCTTCTCCCATCGGCCGCCGAGCTGGCTGGCCAGCGAGCGGAACCCGGCGTAGCGGCCCGCGTTGTAGGCGCCGATCGCCTCCGTCCTGGCGATGACGCGTGCCCGGTTGCGCCACTGCTCGGCGCCCGCGTCGGCCAGGATCTTGTCGATACCCTCCTCCAGCTCGTCGATAGACCAGCCGTGCGTGGTGGCCTTCATGACCTCGGCGCGCACGTTGTTGTAGACGAGGTCGGGGACCCGGACGAGCCGGTTGCGAGCCTGCCTGAGGTAGCTCTCGACGTGGGCGTTGGCGTTGGGCTCGCTGTCGTCCTCGAAGTCGCCCGCGTCCAGCATGATCTCGCGGATCTCGATGTCCACAATGTCGTCCACATCGTGTGCATAACCTGCGAACGTGGCGGGCAGGGCCTGCACGTCCGGCATCGCCACTCGGGAGCCGAAGAGCGCGTCGCGGGCCCTGGAGGCCCACTGCTTGAGGAGCTGCCACACGCGGCTGAACAGCTTCGCCTCGGCGGCCACCAGGTCGCTGAAGGCGCGCAGTCGGGCCGGGAGCCACTCGTCCACGGCGAAGGTTGTGCCAACCGGCCAGGCCACCGGCAGGGCGGGTGCGCTGAGCGTGGCCAGGTCAAGCATCGGCGTGCTTCAGCATCTCGCGCAGCAGCTCGGGCGAGTGGGCGTAGCCGCGCACGATCAGCTCGGTGCAATACTCCTCCAGGACGAAGGCGAGCTGGTCGGGCCGCACGTCGTGATGTGCCGCCAAGGCGGGGACGTGGCTGAAGGCGCCGGTGAGGAGCTGGGTGGCCCGGGGGCGGTCGATGCCCCTGATGCGGGTGTGCAGCGCAAACTTGGCGATGTCGCCGTGGTGGCCACGCTGGTGCCGGTCGAGCATCCGCCCGCCCGCCAGCTCCAGGGCTCGCAGGACGACCTGCTCCGCGCCGGGCAGCAGCGCCGCGTACTGGGCGCCGCCGTCCTGCTGGGTCTGGTCAGGCTGGGTGGGCAGCGCGCGCCCGCCCTGGTCGCCCTGGGCGGCGTTGTCCTGCCCGCCCTGGGCCTGCTGGTCGGCGCCGGGCGGCAGGGCGTTGGGGTCCATTCCAGGCGGCAGGGCGGCCCCCGGCTGCTCCACGACGGGCAGCCCGAGCAGCTTGGCGATCTCCGCGTTGGCCAGCAGCGCCGGGTCAGCCTTGACGAGCTGCCACGCCCGCCAGACGGCCAGCTCCTTCGGGTTGGGCGCCTGGTCCTCGGTGATGTTGGCCGACTTGCGCAGCTCCTCGTCGTTGATGACGCCCCGGTCCCAGAGCTGGAGGGCGTCTTCCAGGCGGTTGGGCCGCACGGTGAGCGCGCTCGGGTCGAACCAGAGCACGTATTTGGACGGGTCCTTGCCCATCGCCTTGAGCGCCGGATGCAGGTAGGCAGTGGTGAGGGCGCCGCAGATCCGGGTCATCACAGGCTGGATGAACAGCTTGATCCCGTTTTCGTCGATCTGCCAGGCGCTCCAGTGGTTGGAGTCGCCCATGCCGAGCAGCTCTTGCGGGTCGATGTCGAGGCCGGTCGCCAGGCGCCGCACGGCGTGGTCGAGCTTCTCCTTCAGCTCGGCGGTCAGCGCGGTCTCGAACTTGATGTGCTGGATGTCCTGGCCGGTGCCCTGGGGCACGCCCGCGAGGATCGGGACCAGCCCAGCGGCGGTGCCCGCGCCCGAGAGCTGGGCCTGCGCCACCTCCAGGATCATGTCGAGCAGGTCGCGGATCGTGCCCGGTGAGCCGTCCTTCTTCGGGAACGAGACGTTGTGGGGCAGCAGCAGCAGGCCCGCCGAGATGAGCCGCGAGTCGATCTGGGAGAACGTGAGCAGGGTGAGCCGCTCGATCTCGCGCAGGACGGGCAGCGACGAGCGGACCGAGGAGTCGGCGATGTTGTGCTTCTTCGGGTGCGGCGTCCAGCAGCGCACCATGATGTCCTGCTTGGGATCGATCGCGTGGGCGCCGCCGCCGTGCTCCTCGGGGCGCTTGACCTTGTACCGGTCGCCCTCCTTGCGCACCTCCGACGCCGGGACCGCGTACCAGATGTCGCTCTCGGCGTCGGCGGCCGACTCGGCGATGATGTACGACTCGCCCGCCACGTAGAGCTGGAGGTCGATCTCGCGCAGCAGGTCGGCGCGCTGGTCGGCGCCGCCGAAGATCGTCCCCGCGAGCGCGGCGATGTCCTCGTCCTCACACTCGGCGCCCGGATTGCCCTGCTCGTCAACGTCGGCGACGTAGAACCGGCATTGGCTCAGCGCGCCCGCGTGCCGGTTCGCGGCGAAGCGCAGCTCGCCCACGATGTCGTACATGCGCCAGGCTTCGCGCTGCCACTCCTCGTCGCCCACCTTGGCCCGGATGACCGAGCCGGTGTCCAGTTGCATCTGGGCGGCGGCCGAGATGAGCGCCCGCATGTCGGCAACGGCGGGCTCGGCGTCCAGGTCGGTCCGCGTCTCGATGACCTCGGTGACCGCTGGGGCCTGACGACGGCGCATCCGCTACCCCTCGATCTTTGCTAGCAGGCCGGTGACGTGCGAGAAGGCGAGCCACAGTGCTGGGATCAAAGCGTAGGGCGTATCGCCCCACCACCAACAGAGCGGGGCGGCCACAGCGGCGACGTAGATCGAGACGCACCAGGGGCACTCGATCAGGTAGGCGAGGAGCGGGGGCTCGGCCTGGTTGGAGCGTTGGAGCCGGACCAGCTCACGGTCCCCGTGGGCGCGGCGCAGCCACAACGCCAGGACGATCCTGCCTCGGATGCTCTCGCTCAGTTTGTCGGCCGTGATGAACCGGGTCACTCGGGCGACGGCCAGCGCGAACACGACGACGGAGATCCACGCTGGCATGTCCGTGATGGTATCCGTCCGGCCGCACTCCGCGTCACTGGCTGTTGGGCGCGTCCGGGAGCGCGTCGATCTGAAGGTTTGCGGCTACGGTCTGCTTCGCGCGCTCGGCGGCCTCCTGGGTGAGCTGGTCGATCTCACGCTCCAGGTCGGCGATCGAGGCAGTCCACTCAGGGGACGGCTCTCGTCCGGCGTCGCTGTGCAGCCGCCCCACCTCGCGCATCATGAGCAGCTCGCGCTTCTTGGCGTTGACCTCGGCCAGCTTGGCGACGGACAGGGTGGCGTTCGTGAGGGTGTGCACGATATCGATCTTGCCCTCGATGCGCCGCTGAGCCTCGGCGGCAGCCGCCAGCGACAGCACCGCCGCCGCCCGCTCCTCGCGCTGCTCACGGCGCATCTTTATGAACGCGGGCATGGCCGCGAACCACAACGACCCGGCCGTGATCACCGTGGCAACCGCCGTGAAGATCCCCGCAAGACTCGACCCCGTCATGCGCTGAGCGTATGCGTTCTACGTCAGATGCACGACGGCCCGAGCCGCATGGTGGTCGGCTCGGGCCGTCGCTACTGCAAGGCCAGGCCCGCAGCACTCGATCAAGAGGAGTGCAGCCTACCGCAGGATGCAGCTCCGGTGCGGGGTGACGTGGTACCGGTCGGTGCACTCGGTTCGCTCGGCGATGGCCTGGCGCAGGTACATGCACAGGTCCAGGGCCTCCTGGTAGGCGTCCACCAGGGCGTCGCGGCCGTTGTTCGCACGCAGCGGCATCCCGTAGCGCTCGATACCCACCTGTTTGCGTTCCTCCAGGTCGGCGACCACAAGGTCAACGATCGGTGGGCCGTTGCTCGGCAGCGGCGCTGGCTGATCACTGATCTGATTCGTCACCGACGGCCACCTCCCACTTCTCGATGGCTCCACGCACCTCGTCCAGCGCCGTGCCCATGCCGAGCAGGTTCTCCTGCATCGTCTGTATGGCCTCGCGGATCGGCCGGAACGCCTCGGTGATGGCCTGCTGGAGCGCCTCCGGGTCGATCGTGATCCGCAACGTGGCTTCCCGGTCGCTGACCATCAGCAACCGCAGCTCGGGTGCGGGATGAGCGACGGTGCACAGAACGGCACCTGATCGCCGTAGCGCGGGTGCGGCCCCCAGGTCCAGACCTGGAGCACGTGTGCGCAGCGGAACCTCTGCCTGAGGCGACGCTTCCGCCGGGGCTGACCCGGCTCGGGTACGGGATCAGTGGCCTTGATCAGCTTCATCGGGTCCTCCCGTGGTTGTGGTCCTCGATCAGCACGGCTATCGGGTCGGCGTGACCGTGCTCCTTGCGCATGTGCTCGGTGCACAGCCCCACGAAGTCCTCGCCCTTGGGGCTGATGCGGTGCAGCGCGTGGCCGGTCGCCGGGCCACGCTCGCAGTCAGGGTGCGCGCACTTCATAGCTGTTTCCGTGCCTCCTCCTTGGAGCGCCGCCAGGCCTCAAGCCTGGCAACTCGGTCACGCCAACCATGCTCGTACATGGTCACCTTGCTTGTTCTCGCCCACAGGTCGGCCTTGATACGCGCCGCCCGATCATCGTCGCCTAGCCTCTTAGCCATCTCGAAGACGGCCACCCACCCAAAGCGGGTACGCCACGGCTGCCTACTAGCAAGCCAATCGAAGACCCTCTGGTCCATACATGTCAGCGTACGCCCTACGCGCCGGGCAGGCGACCGGCCAGTGGACCCATCGACCCGACGCCCTCCAGGAGCCGGTTGTGCGGGGAGGCCATGTCGGTGCGCCGGAAGTCGCGCTCGCCGCACTCCAGCAGGGCGTACACGTCGGCGTCCACCCGGTCGGGGCTGTCCTTCGTCTCACCTGGGACCCAACTGATCTGCTGGGTCTCCAGGTCTTGCAGGCCCTGGTCCTTGACGTGATGCACGCGCAGTTGCTCGTAGCGGGCGGCGACGGGCTCGGCGCGCAGCTTCTTACCGACCTTGGCGGTGACCATCTTGATCGGCGCGGCGCCGCCCGGCGGGAACAGGCCCTCGTCGCGCATCTCCTCGTAGGCCCGGACCACGACGTCGTACAGCCAGCGCTTGCCGAAGTTGGACTCGATCACCAGGAGGTTCGCCTCGTAGACGCGGAACATCTCCCAGGCCCGGCGCGCGGCGGCGTTGCCCGCGACCTGCTTGGACCAGTCGCCCAGGACGTAGTCGTCGCCGTCCACGCCGCGCCCGGCGCAGACGAGGCCGGACAGGTCGCCGACGCCCGAGCCTGCCGGGTCGAAGCCGACCGCCCGGAAGATCGTCTCGGGGACCTTGTCCCGGTCCACCCGTGTCCGCTCGATCCAGTCCAGGGACCACAGGGAGCCCTCGATCTCGCGGATCAGCTCGCCGAACAGCTCTTGGCGGCCAAGGCGGGTGCCGTGGTAGCGCTTGTGGAACTCGGCCAGCATCAGCGGGGCCAGGTTGCCCGCGTTCTCGTAGGTGGAGCCCGAGGTGATGACGACCGAGCCGTCCCGGCGGTCCTGCCACTCAATGAGCTGCACGACCAGCTTCGGGGTGGTGGCCACGACCACCCGGGGTGTGCCGCCGTTGGGCAGCTCGGCGCGCAGCGAGGGCATGATGCCCTCGTTCCACGAGCCGTCCGGCTTGGGCCATTTGGCGAACTCGTCCAGCCAGGCGCCCGAGGCGTTGTAGCCACGGCCAACGTCCTCGTCGTCGGCACCTTCGATGTAGACGACCGGACCCTTGCGGTTGTCCTCCATCCAGAGCTGGATGTAGGGCTTCTGCCCGCCGTAGACCTTCCACCGGCCCGTCTTGTCCAGCTCGGTACGCCGGGGCGGGCCGAGCTTGCGCTCCAGGACGCGGGCGATACCGGCCGGGCCGTTGACGCAGATGCGCAGGCCGTCCGTCAGGGTTTCGGCGATGATCAGCCACTCGGTGCGGTAGCCCGAGGTGTCGAACGGGTACTTCTCGATCTGCTCATAGAGCCACTCCGCACAGGTGCGGGTCTTGCCGAAGCCACGCCCGGCCAGCAGCAGCCAGATGAACCAGCTCCCGGCAGGTGAGCGCTGCTCGGGCCGGGCCGTCCACCACCACTCCTCGCGGAGGATCTCCTGGATGATCCAGTCGTCCTGGCGGGCCAGCCAGTCCCGGGCGACGTTGGGCGGCAGGAGGGCCAGCTCGGTCTTCGGGGAGAGGCTCACCGGCGGGGCCAGGCCAGCATCACGAACGCGACCATGGTCAGGGCGATTCCGGCCAAGAGGACGATCTCACCCAGGGCGATAAACCACGGGATGAGGAGCAGCCCGACGACGAACCCGAGAAGTCCGGCGTCGGACACCCGGAAGGCCCAGCGCGTCACGCCCTCGATGCTACGGCCACACCAGCCAGACGACGCTGGCCAGCGCGCCGAGCCACACGAGCAGGCTGGCGCCCGCCTTGAGTGCGCGATCGAGCGGCATGGTTGACCCCCAGGAAGCTGCCCAGGACCCAGAGGCCGAGCATCGCGGCGACGAACACGGCCGGGGCAACCTCGCCCCAGTGCGGGAGCTGACCTGCGACGCCGACGAAGACGACCGCGACGACGACGCCCAGGGCGCCCGCCACGCTCGCTCGTATGCTTCGACCAGTCATGGGCACGAAGAGTAGCGCCCAGGATGTCCGAATAGCAAGGACGTGCCCGAGTGACTGTTGTCTCGGCCCGGGGATCGACAGCACCCCTACTGGCCGGTAACAAGATTCCGGTAACGCTGGGTATACAGAAGCGCCCCCCGGTGAACCGAGGGGCGCTTGTGGGTGCAGGGCCGTCAGCGCGGGGGCACGTGGGTCGACACCGTGCAGCCGTTGATCGCGTCGGTCGGGCCGCACTGGTCGAGCTGGTTGCCCTTGCGGTCGAACAGCCAGGCCGTGATCCAGCCGACCTGGCGGCCCTGTTTCGGGATCTGCTTGGCGTTTACCACGATCGGCGTACCGGGCTCAGCCGAGAAGTTGTGGTAGTAGGGCTGCCATTTGGTGATGTAGCCCGAGGTGCGCCAGTTGAGCTGGACGAAGTCCGGGCCTGTCGGTGCGCCGGGCTCCCAGATCATGAAGTAGTTGACGTCGCCGTCGAGGTGGTCGCGCACGATCGAAGGCGCCTTGACCTTGGTCGACTGCGGACGCCGCCCGCTGCTGATGCCGGGCATGAGCAGCCACCCGACGAGCAGCAGGGCGGCGACCGTGGCCCACGTGTACTTGCTTCTGAGCACTCTCTCCTCCTATCGATTGATCATCTGGTGCAGCGCCCAGGCCAGCATGACGGCGACCCCGGACAGGAAGCCGATCATCAGCGCCGCCGGGGGCGAGTAGCGACGCCACAACGCCAGGCCGCCCATCAGGGCGAAGCCGCCGAGGCCGAACAGGACGGTCTCCATCAGCGGCCGATCCGGTGCGCGGCGAGGGCACCCAGGACGCCGAGCGGGACGCCCAGCAGGAGCGCCACGGTCAGGTCGGGGCCGACGAAAGCGAGGGTCAGCACCTCGGCGACGAGTGCCCCGGCGGCGACACCCCAGGCGTACCTCACGGGACGACGCTCTTGAACGCCCGCACGACGGCGCGGCCAGCCTGCGCCACGCCGTTGCCGAAGCCGTGGAAGACGCCCATGGTGCCGCTGTAGTCGGTGATCAGGAAGTAGATGACCACGGCGACGACGAGGACAGGGAGGAGCTTCTTCATGCGATGTAGACCTTCCCGAAGATCATGAAGACGATCATGGCGCCCGCCCCGAGCAGGACCGACGTGACGTACCACTTGCGGTGCCAGAAGACCCAGGCGCCGCCGAACAGCAGGATCAGCAAGATCCACAGGAGGGCAGGCCCGCTGAAGATCGACATAAAGCCGTGGCCGCCGCTCACCGCAGGGCCTCCAGCAGGAACGCGCCGCCGAACACGATGGCCAGCGCGGTCAGCATGAACACCCAGGCCAGCAGCCGTGACCGGCCGTAGGTGACGAAGGCCGCCCCGCACAGGCCCAGCGCGAGCAGGATGATCGGGACGGTCCAGGCGGGCGTCTGGCCGTTCATGAGTGACCTCCGAGGTAGATGGCGCAGAGCAGGAACGCGAGGGCTCCCCCGGCGCAGATGGCCGGGGCCAGGTTGGTGGTGGTGAAGCGAAGCAGCAGCATGGCGCACACGGCGAAGAACACGGCCGCGCCCAGGAACGGGTCCATCAGTGGCCTGCCGCCACGACCGAGAAGGCGCCGAGGCCCAGGCCCAGGCCGAAGCAGAAGCCCGCCGCGCGGTGGTTACCGTCGGCCAGCATCGCGAAGCCCATCACGCCGAAGATCACGCTGAGCAGGCCGAGGACGAAGGCCGGTCCGACGTTCACGACCTCACCGCCCGAACAGCAGGTAGCCGACGACGCCAACGACCAGGCCGCCGCCGATGATCGCGATCCAGGGCGTCGGCTGGCGCCGGGCCTCGGCGAGCATGGCCAGGACGACGCCCCAGAGCGCGGCCACGACCACGATGACGAAGATGAATGGGTGGATCATGACAGGATGACCTGGCCGTAGAGGCCGAAGATGGCCACGACGATGGCCAGGCCGAGCGCGATCGGGAACGTCATCCAGCCGGGCAGCTTGAGGCCCTTGCCGAGCGCAACGTCCACCACGAAGCCGACAATCACGGCCACGATGAGCACGCCGAAAGTGCCGTTACCCATTGACGATGTCCTCTCTCCTGAGGGTTGCGCGGTCAGACGAGCAGTCCGCCGCAGATGCACAGTAGGAGCAGACCGGCCGCGATCAGCAGCCAGGTCCGGGGGTCCCAGAGAAGCTGTACCATGGTCCGTTGTCTACTCATGCCATACATGATAGCATGGAACGCATGACAGACACAACGAAGCAGGCCACCGGCCTGGAGCACTTCGACTGGACCGAGCTTCTCAACGAGTACGCCCACCGGTGCGGCCTGCTCGGCATCGTGCTGGACACTGAGGTCGACGCGCTGGCCCGAGCCCGCACGGCCGCCGCCGAGGTTCGCATCGAGATCAACAGCCGGATCAACAAGGCGTTCCTGGCCCTCGACCCCAAAGCCCGGGTCAGGCTCGGCGACATGCTCTCGGGCGATGAGTAAATGGACGTGGACGTGGCCTACCAACGCCTGGTCGAAACGACCGAGCGGCTGCACCGCTGGCAGGAAGGTGACGAGGACCCCGCCGAGCCCGGCGAGTACTACGACATCGCCAGCACGCTCGCCGAGGCGTGGACCGCGCTGGATGGCTGGATGAAGACCGGCGGGTTCGCACCGCAAGCATGGCGCACCAACTGGCCGGACGTGGCCCGGAAGTTGCGCACGGCTGAAGGTCGGCGCGAGATCCTCCAGGGTGGAAAGCCGCCTGCTGACACGTCCTGGGTGAAGACGACCGAGCCACTGTCGGGGATCGACCCAGTTGAGCCCGTATGCCCGTACAACTTCGCCCACACCAGGCACTGGTGCGGCTACGAGGGCTGTCGCGATGCGTAAGCCGACCGGCCGGGAGTCGGGGCATTTCCGAGGGGACGGCACGCCGAAGAAGCCGCACCCGTCGCGGCGCAGCGCCGAGCGGGCCGCCGAGTATCTGCGCAAGGTGTTCCGCACGAAGTTCGTGCTGGACGTGTACCCGTGCACCTTCTGCCACCACTGGCATGTGGGCCGTGAACGATCGAGGAGGCACTGATGGAGATCAGCAGGGATGAGCTGCTGGCGCTCACCGGGCGGACGGTCCGGCGGGACCCGGAGGCGGCGCGGCGTCAGCTTGTGGTGTTGGCCGGTCGTGGCCAGCATGGGACGGCGTTCTTGTGGGGGCGGGCCCGGCCGCGTCCGGCGTTGCGCCGCAGGTATTGGCGACAGGCGCCGTTGCGGGTGTTCCGTGATCCGTTCACGGGGTCGGCTCGGGATGCCCGGCTGGTGTGGAACTGGTTGTGCCGGTTGGAGTGCTGGGCGGAGTGCGTGTCGGGGTGGGGGCTGAAGTCGGTGGGGCTGGCGCAGGAGGTGGCGCTGGAGCATCTGGCGGCGTGGCATGAGCCGGATGACTGGGTTTCGTGTTCTGGCCGGGACTGTCGGCGTCCTCACGCTCAGTGGGGGAACGACCCGGCGGGGCTGGTGGAGTATCCGGTCGTTTCGCGAGGTCATGTCCTGTCGTGGGCGTCTCTGACACCCAAGCAGGTTACGGAGCGTGTCGATCATGCCTCTTCGGGGCGGTAGGCCGTACCGGAAAGATCCATTTCGTAGGGCGGTGCCCGGGGTGCTGAAGCGTCCCGGGCTCTGCCCTCGGGTGCCGCGATGTGAGCACGGGCTCACCGAGCACGAGCGGCAGGAGTATGAGGGCTGGGTATGTACACATCCCGGATGCGACTGTGGAGGGACCGAGAACGATGGATGAGCACGAGGAGATCGAGACGATCGAGATCGAGGGTCACGGCGTGAACGCTGTCGTCGTGATGATTTTCCTGCTGCTGATGACGCTGATGGTGGCCGTGACCGCCATCGTCATCACGTGGCTGGTGGTGACACATTGAGTAAGCGACCGCATTGGGCGTGGGGGCTGATCCCCTGGATCTTCGGGGGCGTCCTGCTCGGGATCATCATCTATCTGGGAGTGACGGCGCCGAAGTGAGCATCACCGTGACAGTGCTGCACCCGGGCTACATCGCCCAGGAGATCGTCAAGGCCACCGGGCGGCCTGAGTACCTCCAGGCCGCCATGACGCTGCACGAGTGGCACCACCTGGCCGGTACGGCCATGGAGCCGCCAGAGGCGGTGCTGGCCGCCCAGGAGACGCTGCGCAATCTGAAGCTGGACGCCTTCGCCGAGGCGGGCCGCCTGTACCGGCGGGCGCTGGCCCAGTACGAGGCAGTGCGCAACTCGGAGCGGATGGCCCGGCTGATGGGCTTCCCGGTCGAGCCCCGCACGGCGATCCTGTACGTCGAGGCGCCGAAGGAGCCGATCGAGCTGGACTTCGGCTACCCGGCCTGAAGACGCTGGAGGCCCGGACCTGGTGCAAGGTCCGGGCCTCCAGCGTGTGTGGGCTACTCGAACGCGACTTCGCCCGCGCTGTGCATCTCGTCCAGGAACGCGGCGAGCTGCTCGGAGCTGGTGAAGCCCGCGTAGAAGCCGTCGAACGGGCCGTTGGGCGTGGTCTCGACGCGGGCGGCCTTGGCCCGCTCCGGGTTGGTGCACAGCACGCCGAGCTGGACGCGGGCCGAGGCGGTCGACGAGTGGATCTCGACCTTGATCTCCTTGTCGTCGGTGGCCACGGTCGCGTCGTACTCGTGCCCACCGGCCTCGCTCCACTTGGTGGGGATCTGCTTGGCGTAGTTGAGCGCCCGCTGGTCGGCCTTGTACTCCTCGATGCGCGGGTCCTCGGGCAGCGCCAAGTCGCCGAGTGTCCCGTCAGCCAGAATGCCCCGCAGGCTTCCCTCGGTGACCTTCTCCGGGTCCGGGCCGCCGCTGACCGCGAGCGCCCGGTTCGCGCGCATCAACACGTCCTCCAGTAGCGTGAAGGTGATGCTCTTGTCGCGGCCGGGCGGCAGCACGTAGTGCAGCTGCACGCCGAGCTGAGCCACCAGCTTGCGGGTGACTTCGTGGCCGAGCTGCTTCAGCTCACTGTTGGCCGGGTGGAACCCGATGCCGTCCAACCACTCGTCCAGGTTGACGTCTCGGGGCGTGCCGGGATGGGTCATGTGCTGTCCTCCTGAGTGAATGCGCTGGCCGCCTGCTGGGCCGGGGTGGCCTTGGCGATGCGCAGCGGCGAGTCGCCGTCGCGTGGCTTGAGCCGGTAGATGCTGTCGCCGGGCTCGATGATCAGCCACTCGGCCGACTGGGTGAGGTCGCCCTCTTCGGGCTCCACGAGCACGCGGGCCGCGTGCTTCGTACCCAGGACGGTCTTGGCCGCCTGGAAGCGCGGCAGGAGCGCCGAGTTGCGGCACCAGTCGTCCATGGTCTCGGCCGAACCGGGCCCGTCGTAGCGGACCCGGTCCGGCCGGTCGGTCGTCGTCATGCAGTGAACCTAGCGCCCCGGCGGCGCCAGGCGACGAGGGCGAGCGCGGAGCCGCCGAGGATCAGTGCGGAGCCGAACCAGATCAGGCCCGAGGTGTCGTAGCCGGTCTGGGCGAGCTTGCCGCCTGTGCCGATGCCGCCGCTACCGCCCGCGCCCGCGACGCTGGTCGGGGTCGGGGCGAACGTGGTCGACCCGGGGCCGGGCGTGGTGTCGGTGGGCGCCGGGGTCGGCGAGCCGGGGATCGGACTGCCCGTGGTGGGTGGCGCGCTCGGCTGGGTGGGCGTCGGGCTCACGGTCGGGCTGGCCGACGTGCTGGGCGAGCTGCTGGCCGAGTGCGACGGGCTCGGGTAGCACAGGCCGACGTCGTACTTGTGGTGACCGAA